CTTTTTTAATGCCTCAATTGATTTGTGCATTGGTTTTCTCCTTCTTAGTTGATAGGCCCAATTTCTCAATCAATGCAGCTGTCTTAGCTTCATCGAGTGAAATCTCGAAATGCATCTCGTCTTTTCTGCCTTTGTAATCTCCACCCCATCGGATGCCATACTTTTTGCATAACGCTTGAATCAATGCAACCTGCACTGTTGAGAATGTACCAGCTGACCCTAAAGGGTGCTTTGTTGCATTGAGGTCAATGGCCGTACCGCTTGAGTGATTGCTAAGTACTGTTTGGCTTCCCCTGATTTCGCGGTAACAGTAACCCCAATCATCATTGCCATCATCTATTGGCTCAATGTGTTCATGGAATTGCGATGCAAAGGCCACCAACAATGGCGCAACCTTTTCCGCGCATCTAAGGCGCACACCTGAATCGGCAATGGCGTATGATTTCACGCCAATCTCATGCGGGTCTTTAGATGCTGGCCACCCGTTTTGGCTAGTTATCAAGCGTATCCACCTCTGGCATTATCCATCTGCAAGTAGTTTCATCTAATCCAAGATTATCTTCTGGCTCTGGCGCAATAAACGCATCTCTGGTTTCATCATAGGTATATCCAATGCCAGCGGGATTAAATCTTATTTTGCCGTTAAATGAAGTCCGTTTACAAGTTTGACCTCTGAAATTACCGTACCAAGTTTCGGTATCTAAACCTTCAATTAGTTCGGTTTCATCGATACCCGTTATCACTTCTGTAACTATATTATTTTCATTTAAGAATGCGTAGTGTGCCATTATGCCCAACTCACATTTCCTGTGCCAGCAGTTATTGTTGCTCGTTTATATCCACCACTCGCCGCACTTTCAGTACCAGTTAAACCAGCGCCGATTGTTATAGTTTTACTGTCTACATAACGCAAAATTACTACGCCAGAGCCACCGTTATAACCCCCCGCAGGTAAATTATCTCCGCCACCGCCACCGCCGCCTGTATTTGTACTGCCAGCAGTTCCAGCCAGAGCTGTTGAACGCTTAGCGCCATCTCCGCCGCCGCCTGTTCCACCTGTGCCTGTTGTACCACCTGACTCAGAGCCACCGCCACCGCCACCTGCGTAAGTTATTGATGAGCCTGTAATAGAAGTAGCAACTCCATTACCGCCATTTCCACCGCCGTTTGAGGTCGCATTAGCCCCAACTGCGCCCGCGCCGCCGCCGCCACCTGAAGCGTTACTAAGGCTGCCATTAGTTCCACCCGCATAACCTTCATTTACTGTTCCCGAACCACCGCTAGTCAAAGTTGGAGTATCAGAAAATCCACCGCCACCGCCTGAACCCCCAGTTGAACCATTTACACCTGTGGGGCTGCCATAACTGCCGCCACCGCCGCCACCTGTTGAAGTGATTGTTGAAAAAACAGAATTTGAACCGTTGGTACCATTCCCAAAAATACCCGTGTTGCCAGCACCAAAAGCACCAACTGTTACTGTGTAATTTGTTGATGGAGATAAGGCAAGCGCCGTTTCAAGCGTACCGCCGCCGCCTGTTGCGGTAACCGTACATCGCAAACCACCTGCGCCGCCGCCGCCGTTAATTCTTGCGCCGCCGCCGCCGCCTGCGACCACTAAATAATCGACAGTTATAGTGCGCGGATAACCTGCGCTAGACATTATTCCTAACATTGGCATTAGGCAATATCTCCGAACACTATCCAAGAGTTAGCGGCTAATTTTTTACAGGTTGCGCCGCTGTTGGCAACGCGTAGTTTTGGAGTCGCGCTAGTTGCACCTGTTGAAATAACGGTAGTGGTTCCCGGTGTAACCGCTCCTATTGTTGGTTGACCCACGCCAGTTATCCAAAACACATTTATTTCTGTACCCACTGCAAAATTAAATGTTGCATCTGTTGGAATATTGAATTGCACAGATGTTGCCGCGTTCATGGAAAATATATTGCCTTGGTCGCCAGAGGCAAAAGTGTAGGCCGAGGTTTTAGCTGAATATGTGCTTGCATAAATTGCGTTCATTTGCGCAGCGGTCAAAACCTGCCCTGTTGTAAAAGTTTGAAATGTCATTATTTTAACCGCCTTTTCTTTTTAATAAGATAAAACACTCGTATCGAGTATTCCATATAGGGTTGAGTCTAGTATAAATGAGTCAATTATTGGCTCAAGTGTGGTAAAAGTCTGCCGCCAAGAATTTGGGCTAATTTGGTAATTAACGCCAAAGACTTGCAGGGTCTTGGTAAGGATTGACCCGCCCGGTTGCGTAGTGTTTACCGTTACAGGGTCAAAGAAATCTAACTCAAGGGCTGCCAATACCATTGCATCATCGGGATAGTACAGGTCAAGAATTAGCGCGTCGCATCTAATCGAGGTTTCTGCGCGGCTTGAAATATAGGCTTGCGCATACTCCAAGGCATCGGCATCGCTAGAAAACATGGTTGCAGTCTGATTATAAGAATGAGCAAAATACTTGGTGACACTAGCTGCATCCACTACCACCTGCGCGCTGCCGCCTGTGCGGGTGACACTTGCTTGGTTGTACACCAGCACATCATTAAGCACCCAATCGGCATTAAAATAGTGCAGGTTTGAGCCATTGTCATTAAACACCCGGGGCGTACCAGATACGGATGTGGATGTTGTGGTGCGATTTTTAAATACAAAGCTGCCTGATGAATCAACATAAAACGCGCCAAATTCTACCAACTCGCACTTTTGCGCAGCTGATAGCGCGGTGGTTGCGGTGTTGGGATTTGCCTGCACTGTACTCAAACCAGTTTCAATTGAACGCATTGTGGCAGGCCATGAGATTTGGTCAAGGATTTGGCTTACTCGGGTTGAGGTTAAATCCCCGGCGGTGCTACCGGCAACGGTGGTTATCTGTGCCATCTGTACTAGGCGCATTGCATCAACGGCTTGGATGGTTGTGTAGTTTAATGTGTCAGCCGAATTATTTGGCTGTGTGGTCAGGTAGTTTGTAATAAAGCCTGAAAATAGCGGGTAAGTAATGCTAAGGCTAGTTGCAACAATTGACACCTTAACCATCGGTTGCAGCAAATTGTAATAAGGCCCGCTGACATTCTGCGGGTTAAAATCACCATTTTGGTCAAGTATGCGCAGCGATAGTGTGCCTGCTTGGAATTGGTCAGCCTGCGCATTGCGCCCGCGTTGTATTGATATGGCATTAATTTGATTGGATACATCCACAATGACTGCAGCTGCATCGGCAAGAATGTTGGTGTCAAGAATACCTGTATCTAAAATCATTGCTTGGGCAAATGATGGGCCAGTTGAGAAGTTGATAAAGGCTTGAACGGTTGGGGCGGTCATATCGCTATGGCTCCTGCGTATTGCAACGATGTACCGTATCGGCCAAGGTTTTGGATTACGGTCTGCACCGCATCGGCAATTACTTGCTCGCTGCCTACTACGCCTGCATTGACCGTTACATTCACCACTGGTGGGTCTGGTACATAACCAGCCCTGCGAGCTGCACCTGCAAACCCTGAATCGCCGCCTGCTGCTATTGCATCCAAGGCTGCGCTCCAAACTGCAACGGCGGCTTGTACCACTTCGGGAGTGTTCACGGCTGCGGCGGTAGCTGTAGTTGTGCCATTTGTTGATGTACTTACAGGCACAACGATTGGCTTGGATACGGTTGGGGTGTCAGTTACTTTGCCAGTGTCAGCATTGTAGGTCAATCCTTGGGCAGCTAGTAACGCGGTAGCACTGCCGGGAATCTTTAAATCTTTAAGCAAGCCATTTATTCTTGCAATGATGGCTGGCCAATCGGCAAATGGGTCATCAGCCTTTGGCAAGGTAGCCAACAGGTTTGCTAATTCTTTGGTCTTGGCTTCATTGGCTAATAACGCGGCTTGCAATTTTGCAGCAGCAGCCACATCCTCATCTAGCAATGCTTTTTGCAGCAGTAAGCGCAAACGGGTTTCATTATCGATGCCATATTTTAATGCGGCTTGAATTTGTATTTGCGCAAGGTCAAATGTAGTGCCTGCTTTTTTCAGTGCAAGGGCATCAATGCCAGATTTCTTAGTAAGGGCTGCGTTTTTCTTTGCTAAATCAAGTGCCTTTTTTTCTGCCGCTAGTTGCGCCCGAGCTTGAGCAGGTTTTAATGGAATGTTAATCGCAGGGCTATTCATCCCGCGTAGGACTCTTGCGTATTCCTCTAAATCTCTAATGCTTGCCCCGCTAAATGCCATCTTTGTGTAAGCAATAAAAATGCCAATTTCATCAATAAATTTAGAAATCTTGCCTGCCGCGCTGTCTATCTTTTTGCCTAGCCCTTCCATGCCTGTTGAACCACTTGCAAGGATTAAAGCATCAACCAAAGATTTGCCAATGGTTTCGCTTGCTTCCGCAGCAGCTACATTGAGAAAGTTCATCTGCCCTGCGTAGCCTGCGGCGGCGGTGGCGGCCTGTCCACCAAACAACCTTGTTAATTCCGTATTTATCTGCTCAAGGTCTTTTGATGCCAATACCGATTTATTTAATCCGGGAATCAATTTGCCAAGTGCGGTGGTGTTGCCTGCGTAGGCTTTTGATAATGTTTTGCTAACCGCTGTGACATCTTGACCAGTGCCAGCAGCTACATCCAAAGCTACATTCAACGCATCTTGCGCCAAGGTAGTTGAGCCAAGCACCGTCAATAATCCTTGATAAGCGGGCCTCAAATAATCATCTAAAACGCCTGATTGTTTTTGCAGCGCATTTAAATAACTTTCTACCCCTGCGGATTTAAATCCCAAACCTAAATTGTCTAAAGTGCGGGCCAAAGACTTTGCAGCTTTATCATCAGCTAAAAATGCTTTTACTGAGGATTTGCCAAACTGCGCTAATTTTGTTGCGCTGTATAAACCAACGAATGTTTTAGCAAGTTTTTTTACAGATTTATCAAAATTGCTTATGTCTTTTTTACCCTTGGCTAATCCCTTGCCGTCATATTTGGTAACTGCCGAAACTATTAAATTTGGCATTATGCAGCCAAAGCAAAACTAGATTGTGTAACGCGCTCATTAAATCTGCGGGCTGCCTTCTCAATAGCGTGTACTACTGCATCTTGGGCTTTGCCTTGGCTTTCATTCCACGCGCGAAAGATTAACCTGCCGCGCATCATGTCTTTGCCATACATCGGCCCAAAGTGATTGATAAAAATTGCACCTGCATTTGGATTGCGCGAGCGTGAAACATCCCTGCCGCCGCCTTTTGGCCCGACCCATTCTCGCCCATTTGCCCCTGATGCTCGGCCAGCGGTTTCATAGATTGCTCCTGCCGCAGATGTGTTGATGACAGAATAAAGCGCACTGAATCCATGACGGGTTTTCTTATTCGCACCCGCTTTGTACTTGATTCCGGCAATTACTTCAGCGGGATTGTATAGCGGAAATTTGCGCACTGAGCCTTCAGTATTAAATTGAGGTTGCGCCCGCACCTTACCTTTATCAGCCCAGTTGTATAAAGTAGATGGGAAAGGACTCGGCGCGTATCCCCGCGCCTTATCCCGTATTGGCAACATTGCAGCTTTAATTTCAATTTTCATTTGTTTGTTTAGGTCAGGCTCAAACGCATTGAGTTTTTTAATAAGCTCTTTATACCCTTCTACGACTACGGGCATTTAGTTTGGCCTCCTTTGCTCTATCGCTGAACACCTGCAACACCGCTTTGAGCATGTGGCCATCCATTTCAAGCACCTGCGATGGAGCAATTTTCATCTCCACCGCAAGGCTTGCCACAAGATAAGTCATGCTGTTGCGGTCTATTCTTTTGGGTTTTCGTCATCCAATACTTCAACCGATACCAGCGTGTTTAGAAACTCATCGCCAAATGGCGGGATTACTTCAACGCGCTGCAAACAGTTATGGGCTAGCCAATAAATATCGCTCTGCTTTTCCTCATCGCGAAATTGTTTGTGGATGCCTTTCCCGGTGTACTTCTCAAAGGCTACTTCGACAACAGGCGAAATGTGCAAAACCACTTCCCCCGAGGCCCTAGTTATCTTTAACCTTGCCATGCTTTACTCCTTAGAATGAAACGGTTGGTGAAACTGTAACTGCGGTGTTCACAGTAAATGACAGGCTCGATGTAGCTTCATCAGCTACGCCGCCATTGCCCACTGGGGTTAGGTTATTAACCAAAATGGAGAATTGGTAAGACGGATTTGTTGCCGATACCAATGTGCCTTTTACGGTAATCATTGACACTGCCAATGTTGTACCAAAAGCGGCATTGAGTGTGGTCATTACTTGGCTTGCAGCCCAGTCATTGAGGAAATCAATGGAAAGAGTTGCAGCTTGTAAACCAGCGGCGAACTTGTGAGCGGTATCCAATCTGTTACCACCTTGCGGCGGGTAAGTCATTTCTGCTTACCTCTACATCTTTACCATTGATGCAGTTCAGACTATATCTTCATCCTATTTCTAGGAGCTGCGCGTGTAGTCGTTACGGACTCTCTGCTTTCGCAGGTTGCCTCGGTATTAACCCTTTTTGTGTGGGGGCCTTCACCGATATAGCGCAATAATTTTCATCGTCGCTTACGCGGCGAGTGGGCAATCCTGTCTACCCATAGCGGTTACCTCTAGCTCGTCTACAACCTGTGTGAGTGTTACTGCAGTGACATAACTTGATATGTCAATGCTCGGCACTGTTGGTGCAGCAGCCGTTGCGAGTTTAACTCCGACATTATTGTTTAAATAAATTGCCATTGTTATTCCTCATCCTTTCTGTTAGTTGGTGCTTTGGTTTCTGGGTCTTTAACTTGGCCGGTCTTTATCAGAAAAGCCAAATCCTCTGCTTTGGTATCGCTCATGGTTATCTCCTTATGACCAGCTAGTGAGTATTGATACGGATATATCAGCAGTGAGCAAATCCCCTGATGCTGCTGATAAAACTGATGGTGCGCTTACTGTGCCAACATTCATCACAATTGCGGATGAGTTGAGCAAATTAAATACTGCAACAATCGTATCCTCAATGCCGTTTAGATTGCCTTGGTTATCAAGCATTGGCACAGTCATAAGCACTCGAAAATTTGCCAGCGGTGGAATAACTTGCACATTGTTGCTTGGTGTTATGTATGGGTCAGCGGGCACAATGATTACTGAATTGGCTGTGATTACACTTGGCGGGTAAGCAAAAATGTTCCACACACCCGCATTGGTTAAAGCTGTGGCAAGTGTGGTGCGCAAGGTTGTTAATGCTGTGGCCATTACCCGACCATTGAGTTAGGGGTCATGTACGGTGCAATCAACCCGCGAATAGATGCCATTAAAGTGTTAGACATTTTAAATGGTGAAGGGCTAAATCCATCAACGCTCATGCCGCCATCTTGGGTTGTTTGTCTTGATTGGAAAATGTTGGTGGCTAAAATCATTGCAGCCTCACGCACTCCACCTGTTGCAGCGTAGCTTGTAGTTTTATCATCTGGCCCTGACATCTTGCCGTAGGGTTGCACTTGATGCATGGCAATATCGGCACTCACAATTGCAAATTGCAAATACTGATACCCGCGCGGGTAGTTGTATGGAAAGCCTGCAAAATTAGCATTGTTTGGAATTGGCGCAGGGCCAACGCCTGTGATTGTGCGCGTACCGTTAAAAATTGCGCCTGATGCGCTGATGGTGACGGATTGACCAACAACAAACATTCCCGGCGATGCAATAACAACCGTAGCAATGTTGCCACTTATCCCAGTGGCTACAACAGGCGCAGTGTTAAACCACAAAAATTGGTTAATTAAATCCTCTGCTGTTTGGCAACAGGTTTCTACAATGTCGGATGTGTATAAAGTGCCAATGCCTAAATTAGCGCGCAATTCTGCTTCGGTTACATAGGTTGCGGCCATGGCATCTCCTTAGTACTAGGACTTGCAGGGTCAGGGCCTCTGTACCCTGCAAGCCGACTTAGTTAGTTATCAGGTTAAATTAAAGCGTTGTAGGCCACCTGAAACCAAAGTTTTGGTCGCAAAATAACCATAAAGTAAAACGCTAATTTCTCCGGTGGCAACCACATTTACCGAAAGCGTTAGCGTAGGGCTTTCATAAATGCAGATTGCGGATGGTGTTACAACAAATGCTGAATCATCAATTGTTGTTGCAACCATGTATGGGTCTACATACAAATCTAAACCAAGCACATTGCCACGCAATGATGTTGGTGCACTCATGCCAGCAGTATTTTGTGGATAAGCGGCTGAGTAGATTGGGCGTTGTGAACCATCTTGAGCGTTAATAAGTAGCGACCATTGCGATGTGCCTGCAATGTAAGCGTTTGCCAATTCACCAGTTGCGGCAAAAACGGCTGGTGCAGCTGCGCCAACAAATTGTTGTACACCTGTTGCAGTTGCAGCGACAGTTGTTGCGCATTGTGTTCCACCGCTAACAATCTCAGCTATAACAGCGGCATCTGATGCTTTTGCATAAGCGCGCAAGCAATTTTCATACATTGCTGAATAGAAAGATGGGCCAGAACGGTCTAAAAGCTCTGTGCTCATAATCTGAGTGCCAGCTAGTTTGACCACAGTTGCATTTACATAACTGGACACAATCTGAGTTGCAGCTGTTGAGCCACCTTCAGCAACAGTTGAAATTGTTGCATTAGTTGTAATTTTAGGATGTGAAATTGTCATCCCAGTTGCGGCTAGTGCGCGAGCACCGCCAAGTGCATCAATAGTTGGCCGAATCATTAGTGAGGTATCAATAACGGTTGGGCTAAATGTTGTTGGAGAAAATGCAGGGTTTGTTGTGAAGCTGTCATTTGCAGCCTGAATTTTACGGGCTTGGCCATCAGCAGCTCTAACAAAGTCGCGTGACTCGTCATTGCCCATTGTGGCTTTAATTGTGTGTTCAAGATATTGCGATTGAGTTTTAATCGGTGAGCGTAATTCTCCGACCTGATAAGAGGCCGAAATGATTGAGCGTGAGGCTTCTACTACGGGAGCAGTTTCCACCTCGGGGGTTACGGCAGCGGGAGTTTCTTTCTCCACGATAGCCTCACTTTCTGTTTCTGTTGTTGGGTTGGGTACTTCTACCGTTTCGCTTTCGCTTGCGGCAACTCTAGTTACTATTGCATTTTCAAATGCTGGTGTTTCCACCAATGAAACCTCTTGCAATTTTGCGGCAGTCACCAATAGGTAACCATCTTTGGGCTCTGACTTTTGAACATCAACGCCTACTGATAAACCTGAAATTAAATCCTCGCTGGCCATAACCAAAGCATCTTGCCCGGCACTTGATGCACTTATTTTAAATGAACCATAAATTGCATCATCTGTTGTTTTGAAGGATTGAGCGCGGCCAAGTATTGCGTTTGGCTGGTGCTGCAATAGCAGTTTCACCTTAGCTGTATCGTGTATCGCAATTGACCCGCGCTCAAACATAACAGGCCCAACCGATGTGTTGCCGATTTCGCCAAAGGGTACAACGACACCTGCAATTATTCTGCGCTCTGTATCGGCTGCCTCGATTGCGCTGCTAAATGTTAATTTCACGATGCATCTCCATTCGGTGATAAATCTTCCATTTCTTTTGCTTGGTCTAATGTAATCAATTGCAATGATAAAAGTTTTTCTATCGTTGCAAGTCTTGTTGTTGCATCCACACGCAAAAATGTTTCATCTACTGCAAAGCGCACAATGTTGCCATTGGCGGTGATGTCATTCATGCTAAGCCTGTCCTCTACTGCACAAGCATATGGCGCAAGTGTGTACGCAAAAAATTCTTTGCGTGCATCTAAAATGTTTTGGTATGTCATGCTTGCATTTGTATCTGCACTTAACATGTACGCCGGCACATTCATTAATCTGGCTATTTCGCCGCTTTGGGATAAAATTGCTTCTGTGTACATCATGTCCTTGGGTGAAAATGATGTTGGTATAAAATCAAGTGTGCTTGTTAGGTATGCAGTTGCTCGCGATGTTCTTGCGGCTTTCCATGATGCTAACAATCCCTGCACTACTGGCTCAGGTAAATCTGCACCGCTGTTTTTAATGTGACCGCTTGCGATTGGTGTTGCTGCCGCGATAGCAGCTGCGCGTTGAATATCAAGGGCAGCCCTAATTGTGCGCGCACCGGAAACCAGGACTGCCGGGTTAAGTGATTGAAATGTAATTAAACTTGAAACACCGTTCATTGGTCTTTCTGCGCCATCAACTGCGTAACCAATTATTTCAGTGCTGCGTTTATTAAAACGCGCAGTTACTCTTTCATTTGCAACCCAAGCAAATCGCGCAGGTCTGCCATCATCGGAATAAACTGCGGTAACTTCCCAATACGCAACAGAATTAAAAATTAAACTTTGGATTGTGTAGGCCATTGTAACTGCGCGCGGTTGGCGTTCATCAGGTTGCTCTAACCAAACTGGTGAACCTAATTGCTCACCTGTTGATTTTTTGTAAAGCTCTAATGGTATGCCTGCAATTATTCCGCAAATTAAATTTCTGCATTTCATAACACTTGGCACACTCATTGCACTTGCCAAATCAATAGTTACATCTTGGTAACTGAAACCATCATTAAATCCGTAGTAATTGCCATTCATTACTGGCGGTGCATACTGCGCAGCTATGCGGGGAGTTTCAACGCTCGCATCTGGTACAACACGCAATCGCGACAATAACCCCATAACGGGATGATAGCCCTATACCACCCATTAAGGACATAGGGCGCAAAATGGACATCGGGCGTGTCTAGACCGCCATGATTTGCGGGATTGATACGGGTTGGCTCATTTTGTGGACAATCATCGCCAGCGAAATCGCAGCTGCAATGCAGCCTGCCGATTGGCGGCGAATAATGCGGAATGAGCCCTCATTGGTTTTAGCTGCGCAGTTATTCATGGACTCAACAAATTCGGGTTGCCCTGAATGGGTAATGCGTTTGGCAACTATGGCATCAAGTAAATCACCGCAAGCCTGATAGAACTGTTGGCCTGACACATCCTCCATCCTGCAGCCGTTTACTGCTAAGCGTTGGGCAATTGACTGGGTGGCGTAATGGTCAAACATAATGCCAGCAGGATTGTATTTATCAGCCCAACCTTTAATGTCAGCGGCAATGCGTAAGTCATCTACTGCGACCTCACTGCGCCATTGTTGCAATATGCCAACACCAATGCGGCCATCAGGTAGCAATTGCCCGGCAACCAATGAAGCGGTGCGGGTGTTTTGCGCTTTATCAAATGCAAAGTAAGTCAGCGGCCCCGGCCCCATTTGTAGAGTTTTATCGCCGCAATCCTCAAAAGCCATATTCGGCCAAGGGCTAGTTAGCGATGAAACCCAAGTGCAAAGCATCTCGGTTTTTATGGTTTCCACGCTATCGGTTGAAACCGCCTCAGCTAATACATCCTCGGTAATGGTTATGCCTAGCGCGGGGTTTGCCATTGCCCATGCCTTGCGGTCATCTATCTTGCAATGCTGCGGTGCGGAATACTCATACCAGCCAAGGGATTTGTCAGGGTATGACAACGCGCGCGAGCGAAGGTCATTAAGCACTAAACTATAGGCATCGCCGGCATTTGAAGTAAAAATGGATTGGGAATTTGGGCGGGCGCGGGTTACAGGTTTTGCAGCTTTCATTGCTTCTTCGCTAATTTCGCGCAATTCATCCACAAATAGCACATCAGCTGAAAGTCCTCGCGCACCATCGCGTGTAGCCGCTACGACTTTATAACTTGCACCGTTTTTGAGTTCGATACTTTCTTGACCATTTGCAAAGCGGCCGACAACGCCGCGATTTAATTTAACTTGGTCGCGTAGCTCATCGTTGTTTTCAATAATGGCAACAACTTGCCGAAATGTAACCAAAGCCATTGACCGATTAGATGACATAGCCACAATGTTGCGTTCGCCCAATTCAAAGAGGCCAAAGAGGATGCGCCAGTAGGCAAGTGTTGTTTTTGCGTTTTGCCGGGCAACCAATATGCAAATTGTCTTGCGGATGAAGTTACCGTCAGCATCAACGGTGAGAAAATCATCAGCTACAAATTTCTGCCAAGGCATCAGCTTGTAATTGTACTTTTCGCAAAATGCTGCAAAGGCATCGCCGTATGAATGACCCTTTAATGGTGGGCTCATAATTCTTGGCTTTACGGCCCCCATCAATTGCGGTTTTCGGCTAGCCCCCTTTTGGATTGGTATTGGCTCGGGTGTCATAGGTATTGGCTTGGACTAGGTTGCCCCGCAAATGGGCCTGTTAGGACTTTGGTGACGGTTCTCGGGGAGGTACGCGAAGT